TAAAGTTGACGTGGAGTTTTGACCATTACTGGGTCATCTGCTCCAAAGTGCTCTGCGGCGGCATTGTATGGGCCGGTATTACTAGTTAATCCCATCTTTTGCTACCTTAATTAAGCCTGTGTACCACCGCCTGTTGCGTTACTTACTGTCTGATCTAAATCAGCACCTGTAAGTGTGGCGTTACCCGCGGCGTCAAAAATTTCTGCGTTGTCGTATCTAATACCTACTGTTACTTGTACCTGTTCACTGCTTGCATATGCCATATCACCATAGTTTATGTTTGCAATATAACAACCTGCAAGTTCAAATCTGTCTAACACTCCTGGTGTTGGACTTGCACCATCTAGTGTTTCCATAATAGTTTGGAATTTATAACTAGCACCTGCTCTTGGTGAACTTTGGTTTGCGTGGTCTACTTGTCTGTTGAGTTGTGAATTTAATTCTCTAAGCACTACACTATCAACGTCATCTCTAAGTACAATACTAACCGCTTCCCACATATGCTTACCTGCAAGATAGATTCTTGAATTGTATGCATCTAATGGAATCTCATCATGTGTGAGACTTGGTCTGGTTGTACTCATAACGCTTCTAGTAGGAGTAGCACTAAAGCCTTCGCCTACAAACGTCACTCTAAAACGATATTGTAGCTTAGGCATAATTGTTGTAGTGTTTCCTGAGTTGTCTGGAACACCTAATGTTGTAATAACTGCCATTTCGATCTCCTCATAATACCGGCTAATTGTATTTATTAAAAAACGCCAAAAAAAATGGACAGCCGAAGCCGTCCATTAAGTATTATGTTAATTTTTTATTAATTAGTTGAACTTAGTGTGCCTGTATTCACTAATCTAATCGGAACGTAAATAAATTCTGCCGCTTTTGCTGGTTCAATAGCAACATCAACATAAAATTCGTTACGATCAATTCTTGCCGGTGTGTTGTTTGTTTCGTCACAAACCACTGCAAAGTCATTAAGTCCTCTTCTACTTAAAATGTCTGCGAGGAATCTTTCGAAAACAACTTTGGCTCTTGCTCTAGTCTGTGCGTCATTGATTTCAAACAAGAATGGGCGAGCAATCTCATCAAATCTTTCTCTGAGATATGCAACCAATCTAGCAACATTAACTCTGTCCAAACTACTTGTTGTAGCATGTAGAGTTTTTTGTCCAAATACTACTGTACCTTGTCCAGGAAATGTTGTAATAGGATTCAGTTTTGCAGTATACATTGCATCACGTTGTCCTTGTGTAAGGCTGATTGCTTTAAATTCACCTTCTGTTGTAATATGTCCAACTGCACTTGCGTTTTGTACAACACCTCTTGTAGTTCCTGCTGGAGCAAACCATTGGAAACTAATGTTGTCATTGTATGCATATGTGTAAAGTGCCATATGACTTGCTGGAACAGTTACAGTGGCGCCACCTGCAGGTTCTGTTGTTTGTCCTGCTGGATAGTAAACTGCACTATATGTATTCTTAGTAACTAGTCCATCTTCACCATTCTCACTTGCACTACCACTATTGTTTGTCCAAGAAATAACATCTGTTGGATTCTTACGCATTGGTGAGTCAATAATAATAAATGCTGTCTCACCTCTATCACTGTTTAGTGTGACCATTTCGTCAACTAGTTCTGGATAGTTAGGTGAAGCAATTAAGCTATACTTGTACTGTGGATCTCTAAGATCTGTACCAGCAATAGCTGACTGCATTGCAGTTGCAATAACACCACGTTGTGCATATCTGCCAAAACGTCCACTTCCATCTGCATGATTAGAAGTACCATTTCTCCAAGCACTTGCTGTACCATTATATGCTCTTACGGTATTTTTACTCTGTGCCATATTGACAACCATCATACCTGCTGGATATACTGCCGGACTTGGTGCTCCTGTGATTGGTGCTCCACCGCCAGCTGTATCATCAATATCTGCAAACAATACACCTGTTGAAGTTGTTTGATCTGAGTTATCATGTAATACCCATGCACTGTTACCTGCATTTCTGACATAAATTTTTGGATATGCACGTTCATTTGCTTGATTTTGTCCAGCTAATGTTGTGTCAACCCATACGTCACCTCCACTAGGAGCCGTTGGAGCAGTTGTTGAATATGTTGCACTAGCGGCTACATATGCACCACCTGTTACTTTATATAGGTCTAAACTGTTGATTGTGTCATCAAACCAATATGTACCATCTGCCACTGTAGCAGTTGGAGTTGCGGCTTGTGCCAATACTGTAGTTGCTGAAATATCGCCTACTGCACCGCCGGCTACAATTTCTCTTACTACAATAGTTGCTTTTGTATTTGCTTGCATATCAAGTAGATAGTTACCAACTACGGCTGTTGATGTTGTAAGAACAGCAACACTTGATCCGTCTTGTGCAACAAAATCACCAATTGCGCCTGCGCCATCTGCCATTGTAGTTGAAATACCTTGAACAGTTGCGGCAATAAATGTATTGCTTGCATATGTGTTTAATGCTAATGCTAAACCATTACCTGGTCTTGTGGTTTTCACCCAAACATCGTTATCGCCTGGTCCAGTTGGAGCACTATAATGTTCATCATAGGTTACAGTTTCACCGCTACTTAAAACAGTATCACTATCTAATATTTCCCACGCACCACCTACGCCATAAAAATATTCAATACTCATTTGACGTGCGGCACTTACTGATGCTTCGTTGTCAACGTGTACAACAACAAGAAATGTTCCGTTTGTTGATGCACTTGCGGCTGTGGCTGGTGTGTGTACATCACCGCCAACATCTGTACCATCGTCTACATTAATTTCAACTGCTGGAATTTTGTTTACCCATTTACTAGTTGCGTTGTTGTATTGGTGAATACCAAACTTACTAGCATCTGTATCTAGCCATAATGTATTGGCTGTAGTATAAGCCGCCGTTGGTGCGGTTGTACTTGCTTCTAATTGTCCCAAACTTAAATCTGCCCTTACAACAAATGCTTGGTTACCTTGTCCTAGATAACTGTAAGCCGCCATAAGACCATATTCGCTGGTTTCACTGCCTTGTACTACACTAGCTCCGCTTGTGGTAAATGATGGATTACCAAAAAACTGTGAAAGTTCTCTTTGACTTGTTACTTTCACAACCTTGCCTGCTTGGGCACTTTTGGTAAATTTTGCAATACCGTCAGCTTCACTTCCTGTAGGATCTGTTTTGTCCTGACGTGTTGCAACCATTAGTAGTGGTACTGTACCAGCGCCGGGGGCACCATAGGCACTTTCATCTACTACGGATACATTTACACCAGGGGATACTAATACTGCCATGTCTTTCTCCTTATAAAAGTATTTGCTAGTAGTATTTACCTGGACCACTATATATCTGGGTGGTTATGTAGATTAACCTAGTAGTTAATGATTTAGTCAAAAAAATAGGACCCGTAGGTCCTATTTTTAGACATTGTATTGGTTATTAGCCAATAAACATTTTTGCTCTACTACCGTTAACGTCACGAGCAGTAATGCTATACCTAGTTGCGCCAGTAGTTGCAACATCAGTTTTAACATTAAGACCAGCTGATTTCATTTCGCTCATCCTTGCAGGAAGTTGCTGAATTCCAAATCTAGCTTTTGCGTCTTTGGCAGTTAAAGTTTTACCAGTACCTCTTAGATAAGTTTCCAAGAAAGTCTTCTGGTTAGTAGTTAGTTTTGTAAAAGCCATAATGTGCCTCCAGTTAAGTTTAAGGATTATTCCTTAGTATTCATGCAGTATAACACCACATAAATTAGTTGTCAACCTTTTTGTAGTTAAAATTTAACAGTTTTTCCTACTGTAAAATCTTTAGTCATTTCGTTGTAATAAGAATCTGGTATCTTCTTAGATTGGCAACAAGCTACCGTATTACAAGGATACCCGATTTCTTCGTATTGCCTGTTTTTTAATTTTTTAATAAATTCTAGTCTTCGTTGACTTTCGAATATTTCTTGCACAGTTTGAAACTTGACATTGCCTAATACAATATCATTGTTATCATCCAAACAACAAGGATACCAAGCACCATTTGGTGCAATGTAGGCTTCATGTTGTACTCTAGTAAACATTGGACAATCCATTTTACTTTGATCTAAATTTAGTTTTTCTTTATTCTTAAGAAAAGTTTTACGTTCAGCCCAAAACCCACTTTGGCTATGTCTTACATGAATACCATAAGGTTCAGTAATATGTTTTAAACTTGCTTTTACTTCTTCAAAATTACTGTAAGGTACTTCATCGTTCTGTACTTGATGAGGAGCATCTCGGAATAGTGCATTCACTGTTATGCTATACTCAAATGCAGGCATCACGTTAATTACAAAACGCATATCTGGATGATATTTTTCTCTCATTCTTAAAAAATATTTTAAATTTTTAATAACTGTGTTATAACTTATTTTTTTAACTGCACGATAACTGTCAGCATCATGTCCGTCTATGTTCAATTGAAATTCATATATTGCTTGTGTCTTACAAATGTCTTCACTTAATTTACGAGTCATCAGACCAAAGTTGCTCAACATGTTCAACTTTGTGTTGGGCAATTTTTGTTTGGCATAACTTAATATTTCAATGAAATCTTTGTTGTATATTGCTTCGCCATTTTCACTAAAATGCATTCCTTCTAAATCGTAATCAAATTGGCTTGCTTCATCTATAATTTTAAAAGCCATCTCTTTGGGCATGTCAAAATTATGGTTTGTGCCTCTACTAGTAGGACACCAAATACATTTTGCATTACATCTATTACTAAGTGCAAGATTTATATGTGTTAATTTCATTCACTTGAACACCGCATACCCAGTTCTTGGTCCAGGATAATTGCCTTTGTTATCTACAACATCAGCATCAATAACCCTATGGTTACTCCAACCATTGGCATTAATATTGCCTACTTTGCCTTTCCAAAAAGTATTCCAAGAAATAGTAACTCTAGGTGTATCTCCTTGAACTGGTTGAACCATATGACCTGTAGTACTGAGAAAAATTACAACATGATTTTTTAAATTGTTTTCATCACCAATCAAATCTTTTATACTATAATATGCTCTTCTAGTTCCTGTCCGCCAATAAGGAACTGGAGTTATTTCATTTTCAAATGTTAAATTTAAATTATCTTGTGTATCACTTAAAAACATAACACCACTAACAACACTAAAAGGATGTTGATGTAGATGATGCTCTTCGCCTTTTACTGATTGATTTGCCCAGCTTTCAGTAATTTGTAAATCTTCAAATGAATGAGTTGGATCATCCATCCAAAAATTTCTCAGATATTGTGCAGATTCATTTTTCAATGCTTCGCCTAGTTGTGCAAACTCTGGCATTTTACACATATCTTTTTCTTCTGTTATACTGTTTTTTATATTTTCTATTAATTCCAATTCGCTTACATTTTTTCTAACACTATCACAATCAACAGTATCAGACAAGTCTTTTACCAATATCGGAAGTTGGGCTATATTTAATGCTTGATCCATATGTGTACTTATCTAACCCCAATCTTTGAAGTCGCCAGCTTCTTCATTATCATTAAAGCCTTTGGTATAGGCAGTAATTTCTGCTGGTGTCATCATTTCCATTGGAATACATTCGCTTTGCATACTAGCGCCTGTATAATAATGAGGGTGATATCCTCTTTGATAGTAGCTGTCTGCTCCACCTCGGTCATAAGGACCACCATGTCTATCATCGTATGTCATATCTTTCTCCTATCCAAAAAACCATATTAACAATGCACCAACAACTATCCAAGGTGCATACTTCCATCCAATTTTTATTGCGCCAAATACTACTGCTAAAAAAACACCAGCACTGACACCACCAATTATGAGAGGTTTTAATACCTCCCATGCTAGGTCAACATCTCCTCCCATTAATCGAAGATCCGGACTACGCCAAGGTCAATATCGTCGAAGACCTTTTGCATAGCTTGCATAATCCAAGCCTGATTATTTTTTTCAGCTTCTAGATAAGCATTCTGCAATGCTTCTAGTTCTGCCATTGAGATAGCTTTTACCTCAGTTTTAAGATAAGTATACGCCATTAAGCCGCCTCCATCCATCGGTTAAGTGTGTTAACATCTACGCTCAGCGAACTAGCAAGTTCAGCTATACGTTTTTCTTCTGCCGCCTGGTATGCTTTATCTTCTTCAATTTGGGCATCCATTTCAGCACATGCTTCTTTAACAAGTTTTTCCAACTGTGCATCTGACATAGTTGAAAAATCGAAACTGCGAGCATAGCCTTTGCTATATGCGTCAGCAGTTGCATAGTAGGCACTTTCTTCAAGTTCGATACGTTCGAACTCTGCTAGAGTACCACTAGGAACACGTTGGCTCCAATAAGCAGTATCAGATGCTTCAGGCAACATACCCATCCAGCAATCAGGTTGTTTGCTGAATTCAATAGCTTCAGCACGTTGAGCATTGATATAATCAGTTAAATCCTGTTGCATTATAATCTCCTAAGCTACAAAAAGTGGTTTCATTTTTGAGAACACTTTGTTAAAAGCATTCACTTCATATTCAAAATGCTCAAAGAATACATCATCATCTTCAGCATCGGACTTGCAATGTTCTTCCCAAGCCATATTCATTGCTTCCATACCTTCAAGCATACTGCCATTACCAAAGTTTTTAATTGTACGACATGCATCATCAAAGGTCACATTCATCTCATAAAAGCTAGGGATCTTAAACATCTATCAACTCCTTGTTTCTAACTATACATACACTATAGCACCAAGATGTCATACTGTCAACCTTTTTTATAACATTTTTTGTAATTTTTTTAATAAATCTTCCAAACTACCATCATTTTGTATGATTTGTTCAAATTCACTGTCTTTATCAATCCAAGCCCATTCACTGGCATGTACATCACTAGGATTTGTGCCATTATCACGTTTATCTATAAACCATTTTGGTAATTCACCTCTGCGTACTTGCCATACTTGACCTTGTACACTTTGTATCATTTTAACTTCGTTTGGAAAACGTACATCAGGTATTACCCAATTTTTATCTGGATTTTCTAATATTTTTTGTTTCACTAAACTTACCCAGATGCCGTCAAAAAATCCGTTACGCATACAATCAGTGCCAAATAACTGAAGCACAAGGCGAGGAGTAACTTCTTTGCCTGTTTCGTTTGACCAGAACACATCAGCTTTTTCTCTCCATATTCTACTGCGATCTGTGTCACCTTCTAACATATCTCTATCCCAACCAAAAACACTAGCTACGCCGTCTTTCAATTTGTCAGCGAAACTTAGCTTTTCAAAGTTGTGATTTTCAACTAAAATATCGGCAACAGTTCCTTTGCCACTGCCGATTAAACCGCATATACCAATTATCATTGATACTCCAATCTTTTGCTTTAGTTAATAATATTAGAAATTTTTGGTAAAGTCAACCAATAATTACGCCAAGTCCAGCTTGCCCGTCAACATAGTACTTGAGATCGTCTTCCAATTTGTCTATAGTTGTAAGAGCATCATTACGCAATGAATCAGCATTAAGACTTGTTCCGCCTTGTGGTCCTGCGATAGTATTGAATTTGCCTCTGGCTTCAGCAAGCATTAGTTTTGCTTGAGCTAGTGCATATTCTTTTATCCATGGTAGGCTATAAGGATCTGTTAACAGTTCTTCATCACTTCTATGTTTGTACACATGAATATAAACTGTATCATCTGCTTTTATTTTTCTATGTAACAATAGCTTCTTTGTTACTGTATTCCAAGTAAATGTATATTCACCGCCAAACATTTTAGCCAAATGTTCTCTGTGTTGTGCTAGTGCATCATAAATGCCTAAACCACCTGCTCTACCACTGTACAATAAAAAGTTATTTAGATATGCAGTTTCAAACGGTTCAATATCACCACTGCTAGCACTATTAAGTGTACCACTACTACGTCTATAAACATCTTTAACTTCTATAACTTCATTGTCTAGAGTGTATTCAGCTACTTCTCTGATAAGGTCTAGTTTTACAAATGCTTCTTCCAACGCATTTTCACTACGTTGTCTGTATTTTTCAAAACTTTTTTTGATACTCAAATCATAATGTTCAGGGTCAAGTTCTACGTCGACCATCTGACCACCAAGTCTAAGTTCTATCTCTTTTGTTAATTCATCTACCTGTGCCATACTAATATTTATCCGTTATAGTAATCCGCAGTATACTTGAGCAGTTGTTTTAATTCTTTGCTATTAGGTTCAAAAACCTGTCTATATCTGGCATAGCTTGGCAAGTCATCTTTATATGCTTCTGGATTGCGTAACACTTGTTCAGGATTGTTTGTATCTTTAATCTCACTAGCAAGGTCACTAGCATATGCCATAAGTTCATGTGGATCACGCAAATACTCACGCATCCAATCCATTTGATTACCAGTCTTATTTGCTAGTTCAGTGCCTTTTTGGTGACCACTTTTAATTTTGTTTACACGATCCAAACCTATTTTAGCATACTGATTCCAATGGATAGTTTCGTGTGCTAGCATACGCATTACTAGTTGTTTAAAAGTTTTTGGTCCATACTTGCCTTCTAAATTTTTAGTAAACAAATATACTTGCATAAACTTGCCGTTTTTGTCTATACCAGCTTCTGCACTTATCCATTCATTGGGATCTTTACGTTCTGCATCGGTGGCAATAAACTCTATTGGCAAGTCATCATAGTTGTTTTGGTTGAGTATTTCTTCAAACTCGAAGATGTCATCAACATCTCCGTTGTCATTTAAATATTTTTGATACTCTTCTATACTGTCGTCAATAATTTGCTCTACCTGACTCATAAATTTTTTGTCAGGTTCTACCCGTGCTTCGACTAGTTCATGCAATCTCATACAAGTATTTATTTGAAGGCTTTGAGTATAATGGTATCTGCATTGAATCTACCATTCATTTTGGTCTCAGTTGTTTTAAGATATCCAAATTGTGCGTTTAGTTTGTGTTTGGTAATCTTTTTCCACATAGGCAAAACTTCAGTAGGTTTTCTTATAGTTTTTTGTGTGCTTTTTGCTTCGTCAAAGTATTGTAATGTAGTACCTTTAACTTTTAAATCAGCATGTTCTTGTGCATGGTAGATTCCTATTTTACGATTCTTTGTATTAAAAACAACAACACATTTACTATCGATAATCTCACTTGGAGGGATACTAGTAATTCCAAAATCTCCATCACTAGGCTTAAACTTTAGTTTCTTTACAAGCTCTTGAGCACTTTTCACTTTGGGTTTTCGTACTGCACGATTTTGTTTTTGCTCTGCCTTCATAATTTCAATAGCATCGAACAATCGCTTGTAAAAATCTGTAAGTTCTTTTATTTGAGATTTGCTATACGAATCATAACCTTCTGCAAGTTGTGATTGCATATCATCACGTTTACTAGCAGTTGGCAAATCATTTAGTTCTTGTAGTTCTTCATAACTACCTGTATACCAATTTGTAACAAAACGCAAGTGTCCAAGATTAATCTGTTTTCTCTTAAACAGTTTCAACGGCATTTTATCTTTAAGAGGATTCTTTTTGCTATCTTGCATCCAATCATCAATCCACTGATCCAAATCTTCTGTTTTTTCTCCAGCCGCCTCTTCTAGTCTTTCTTGTATACTAGGAACATGGATATTTTTCTTTTTCTTATCGTCTGCTTTTCTAACTTCAGCAATACCTTTACCTTTTTCGATAAGTTCAGCAATTTTAGGTTTAATATAATCTGTCATAGGTGCAATATCACCACTTGTGCCAGGACAAGATTGCCAATGCTCTTGTTCTAATTCATTGTAATCAGGACAGCCATCTAGTAGCATACGGCAGTAGATTCCTACTAATCCTTCAAATTTTGCCGCTTTTTTGGCATTTGAAATGTCAGTCTTGGAATAACCATTTTCTTTCATCCAAGTATACATGTGTTCAATGTTATCTGTATGCTTGTAATTCATATACCAAAAATCGTTGTTATGCCGTTTTAAGGTATGAAATTTATCGCCGTCTAGTTTTTCCCAACCTTCGAAGCCAGGTGCTTGCATTCCTTTTATTTTGCGCCTTGCAAGTTTTACTTTAGATTTTTTTCTAGCCTTTGGAAGTGCCATAATTGTCCTCTCTGTTTTGTGCCTTACACACTAATTTAGCATCTTTTGTTAATTTGTCAACCTTTAAGGTATCGATAAATAAGTGTATGCCACGTTTAAGTTTATACAAACCGACCAAAACTAACGATTATCACTTTATGGATCGCAATATCCGTGAGCAATTTAGTATTGGTGGAACAGGAGTACATGTACACAAATATTTAGGACCAGCAGTAACGGCAGACAAAAATGACCCTGCACAGCCTAATTATATTGATGGTAGAGAAGTTGATCCACTTAGTGGAGAAGTAATCAATGTCGAAGGAATCATCAATGAAACAAAAGTACAAGACTTGCTGTTTATGGAAAACAGAGATAGAAAATACGACAAAGACATTTATGAATTACGAGGTGTTTACAATGTACAGGACACTGATTTTGATCTAACACAGTTTGGCTTATTTTTAAGCAATGACATGTTGTACATGACATTTCACATGAATGAAATGGTAGACATAATGGGTAGAAGACTAATGCCAGGAGATGTATTAGAACTTCCTCATCTACGTGATGCACTATTGTTAAATGCTGATAAAAATGCAATCAACAAATATTATGTTGTTAATGATGCTAATAGAGGTGCAGAAGGTTTTAGTCAAACATGGTATCCTCACATTTGGAGAGTTAAACTAAGCCCACTTACAGACAGCCAGGAATACTACGACATACTTGGAGATGGTAGCGAAAATAGTCTTAAGAGTGATCTTAGCACATATAAAGCTGAATACAATATCAGCAATGCTATTGTAGAAGCCGCAGATGCTGAAGATCCAAATGGTACATCGATGACCGAACATTTGTTTGGTTATGATTATGCAACCAGTGGCGGTTTAGTAAATCAACAAAACAGTTACAGTCACGGTGAAAGTATTAACAGCGGTGACCAATTTCCAAGTTCACCCACTGAAGGTGAATATTTTATAAGAACTGACTTTAATCCAAATAGATTATTTGTGAGAAGAGGTAGTAGATGGCATAGACTTTATGATAATATCACTGATCAAACATGGACAGATAAAACTTATAATGCTAGTGATTACATCAACAATAATAGAACCACAGTGGTAGATGACCAAGAATTTAACGAGCAAACTCCATTAAGTGAAGTAATAAAACCACAAGCGGATAATACATAATGGCATACGAAACATCAAAACTTACCGCAGTACCTTACTTCTACGACAAACAACTTCGTAGATATATTCAGCAGTTTATTAGAATATTTGCAGGCTTTCAAGTTGCAATGCATTCAGACAATGAAGGTAATACAGTTTTTCAAACAGCGCCTGTACGTTATGGTGATGTTAGTAGAATGGCGGCTCACATTGTGAGAGAGAATAGTGAAAATATGATACAAACGACTCCGTTTATTAGTTGTCATGTTACAGGTTTAGAAACTGCACCCGATAGAAGAACACTAGCTTCTTATGAAGAAAATGTACCGGTATACGAAAAGAAATTTAACGAGTCTACAGGTGCATACGAAAATGAACAAGGCAGAGCATATAGTATAAAAAGACATCAGCCTGTGCCATATAATTTAACAATGCAAGTTGATATATGGACAAGCAACACTGAACAAAAACTACAATTATTAGAACAAATACTTGTATTGTTTAATCCTACACTTAATATTCATACCAGTGACAATGCACTGGATTGGAGTACACTAAGTTATGTAGAATTAATAGCCAGTACTTGGAGTATGAGAGCAATTCCTAGTGGAGTTGATGATATCATAGATATCAGCACAATGACATTTACAATGCCTGTGCTAATTAATCCACCAGCAAAAGTTACAAAACAAACAATTATTCATACTATTATTGACAACATCAATGACACAGACGAAGCTGGACTAGAAGCTCTTAGGGCTGGAAATAGTTATGTTCCATTGTTTACAAGTTATAAAGTTGTAACACTAGACAATTATAAAATGCGTTTTACAATGGATGCTAGTGGTAATGGAACTGCACAACTATTAAGTGAAAGTGGCACCAACAGTGACGCAAACGGAATACTAAATTGGGCAGAAGTGTTTAAACCTTTTGGAGATTTTAGAGATAGCATTAGTCAACTTAGACTAAAACAAACAGATAATCCTGGTGTAACAGCTGGCGATATAGTGGGTAACATTACTGTTAATGCAGGCAATGTAAACTTACTTGATGTTGTAATGGACACAAATACATTTCCTGCTATGACACAGACTGCCGTTGATGCAGTAGTTGATCCACAAGCTAATCAACCCGGAGACGGCACAATATCAGCCGCACAAGACGGTGATAGATACTTGCTAACAAAAGATGTGGCAGGCGGAGCAGGTTGGCTTGGTAGTGGTGCAAAGAAACATGATATAATACAATATAGTGTAGGCACAAATCAATGGAATATTTCATTTGATGCTATTGCAAACGGCAGTGCCGAACAATTTGTTACAAATACAACAACATTGGATAGATTAAAGTATAACGGTGTTGAATGGGTAAATGCATTTGAAGGAACTTATAATCCTGGATTTTGGAGAGTATACTTATGAGTAGAGCAGGAGATTTAAGAAATATTACAGCCACTGGTACAGCCAGTGAAGACAACTATGTTCTAACATACGATGATGCAAGTAAAAAAGTAAGTTTAGAAGCCGCCGCGGGTGGCGATGTTGTAGACGACACTACTCCTCAACTAGGTGGCAATTTAGATGTAAATGGTAAAAGTATTGTAAGCACTGGTATGGCAGAAATAGATATAACTTCAGATGGTGTATTAGATTTAAATGCAAATAATGGTAATGTTGATATAACCTCTATCGGTGGAAGTGTATTTCTTGCTGGTGATACTGGCGACATGAAATTTATTAACACATACAATGGTGTTTTTCACTTTAAAGATACAGCAAACAATTCAAATAATGGGCCAATAATTGAACTTTTTAGAGATCCACCATCTGGCACTATGGATGGCTATAATATCGGAACTATAGATTTTGTAGCAACAAATACGTCTAACACCACTCCGCATGTATATGCCAGAATGTATGTCGAAGCAGACGACGGTTCTAACAACACTGAAGATGGTTCAATACGTTTTAGGATGTCATCAAGTGGTACTGAGGCATTTAATAGATCTGATACTATGATATTAAAACATGAATTGGTTTCTATCAATGGTAAAGTTGGTATTGGTAGTTCTACAATAAGTCCTAGTGATTACTATGCTAAAGATCTTGTGGTAGGCGCCGCAGATGAAGGTGGTATCACTATCGTCAATGGAACTACCGAACAAGGTTATTTGATGTTTGCTGATGGAACTGGAGGCTCACCTGATGCAAGATTTAGAGGTTACATAGGTTACGATCACAACATTGAACATATGCAGATGACTTCTGGTGGTATTTTAAAATTCTTAGTTAATAATACAACTCAAGCGATGACTGTTGATACAAGCGGTAGGTTAACAGTAGGTTCAATTGGAACAGATACAACACTGTCTGGTGGACAACCAGCATTACAAGTTACAGGTTCTGGTTTTAATGGTTATATGGCGGCTGTTAGACGAGATACTAGTCAATATTCTTCAGGTATAATACTTGCAAAAAGTCGTAGTAGTACAGCTGATAATTTTACAGCCTTAGCAGACAATGATCAAATTGGAGGTATAATTTTTATTGGCGATGATGGTACTGATTTAGATACATATGGTGCTACAATACAGGCAGAAGTCAACGGCACACCTGCGGTTAACAACATGCCAACTGACTTAATTTTTAGTACAAATCCTGGAACTAATACTGTTACTGAAAGAATGAGAATCTTAAAGGGCGGCAACGTTGGTATTGGTGATACTAATCCTGGTGATCTATTAACTGTAAGTAAAACTGCGTCAGATCATACAAGTGCCGCTATTTCAATACAAAACACTCAAAGTGGTGGTTATGGCGGTAGACTAAATTTTGTAAGCACAAGAGGTAGTACTCAAGTTATTGCCGCTTATATCGGAACTGACGGGATGGAAAATTGGAGTGATGTTGCAAACACCAGTTCAAATTTAAAATTTTATACAGTTAATGATGGCACTCTTGCAGAAAGAATGAGAATCAGATCAAATGGTAATGTTGGTATTGGCACAACTAGTCCAGCTGAACCATTAGATGTTCAAGGCGCTGATAGCGGTATAATAGTAAGGTCTGCGGTGGCTAATAGACCCCATATAAAATTGATAAATGGTACTACCAATATGCTTCAACTAAGTGCTAACGGTACATATGGCGCAATTGGTGATGGTACAGATGCAAATAGATATATGTCTTTCAAAGATGGTAAGGTTGGTATTAATACAACAAGTGCAAACTTCAATTTAGATGTAAATGGTGGTATGAGAGTGATGAATGCTGGTAATGACGCATATGGTCAGTTATATATTCAAGCCACCGGAACTGGAGATGCTCAAATAGCTTTTGTTACAACAGCAAATGGACGTAGCATTTATGTTGATCAAAATGACGGCAACAAAATGAGATTTAGCACTGGCTGGGGAAAAGGTGTTGCATACAAAGAAATGGTAATAGATAATGATGCTAACTTGATATGTGGAGGCGGAACAAAAGAAGGTAGAGGCATTACACTTTACGGATCAGGAGGTAATGGTTTTTATTCTGTTACTACCGGAACATCTTTCTACTGTATAACCAATCATAATTTAAGTAGTTCAACTGGAACTATATCTACTTTTTACAATGACTCAACTTATTGTGGTGGTATTACAATTAGCAGTACTAATCAAACCAACTATCAATCAGGTTCAGATTATAGATTGAAAGAAAACATTGTAGACATGGCAGATGGCGCAACTGCCATACTAAAACAACTTCGTCCGAGAACATTCAACTTTAAATCAGATCCAAGTAACACAATAGATGGATTTATAGCACATGAAGTAGAAGGCATTGTTGACAATGCTGTTTCTGGAACCAAAGACGAAGTATATGATGAGGCAGGTGCAGATGACAATCCTAATGTTAACGTAGGTGATCCTAAATATCAAGGTATAGATCCTGGTAAAATGGTACCACTATTAGTAAAAACCATACAAGAATTAGAAGCAAGAATAACACAGTTGGAGAGTGAATAATGTCATATATAGGACAAGCACCAAGTACAATAGTAAGTGAAAATACTTTCGATGAATTTAATTTTACTGCAACCAGTAATCAAACTACTTTTACTGGTGTAGACGCTGATGGCAAAACACTTGTATACAATCCTGGTAATTCAGAAGTATTTTTGAATGGTGTACGCCTAGAAGAAGCAGACTTTACAGCGACAAATGGTACAAGTGTGGTGCTTGCAACAGGTGCAACAACCAACGATGTTATGAGTGTTAAAAGTTTCACAGTATTTGAAGTAAGTGATACAGTAAGCAAAGCATCAGGTGGTGCATTTGGTGGTAACATAAGTGTAACAGGTACAGTAACCGCTACCAGCTATAGTGGAGACGGAAGCAGTTTAAGTGGAATATCAACAGATTTAGTAGGAGACATTACTCCACAGCTAGGTGGTAATTTAGATACAAATGGAAAAAATATTGCGTCATTGACCATAGGGGGAAACAGTCAAGCAACAATTACTAGAGCAGATACTAGTCCTTATGATAGAGGTTTCCATTTTAGTGACAGTATTTTGCCAGCAGTTGCAAGCCAACCCGATACCAGTTCATTGGTAGGACTTGGTTCTACAACCTATAAGTTCAAAGAACTTCATACAACAAGTTTACAAACAACCAGTACAGGAATCATAGTAACTGGAAATATACAAGCAGAGCATGGAACTACATCAGAATATGTTAATTCTATTAGAAACACAGCAGACAATTTACAATTACTATTAGGAACTACAACTGGTGGTTTACTTAACATACAGGGTAAAACAATTAATACCAATGCGGCTTATAAAATTGCACTACAGGCTGAAGGTGGTAATGTTGGTATTGGTACAACTAGTCCAACTGCTCTATTGCAGATTACACCACCTAACGAACATCAAGATAGTTTTAGAATTTATCGTGGCGGATCAAGCGGATATGAACTTAACTATTTAAACATGAGTCTTTATCAAGGTAATACTGTGTTTAATACTACATCAACTGATAGCTCTGGTAAAAGATATCTATTTCAAATAAATGGCACAGAAAAAGTGAGAATTGATCAAGAGGGTGAAGTTATGTTTGGAACCACTGTTCAAGGAAGAGCCGCTGAAGGAGCAAATAGGTTAACTATTGCTAACGACTCCGGACACAGTGGACTGACAATTCGTAGTGGTACAGGTGGTTCAGACTATTATGGGTCGATTAATTTTAGTGATAGTGAAGGTGGAACAGGAGAATATGCAGGATCTATTTACTATGCTCATGGTACACTTGGTGATAAATTGGTATTGGCTACAACTGGTAGTGATAGAATTACACTTAGTGGTAGTGGTAACCATGTTGGCATAGGTGTACAGACTTCTCCCACATATGCACTCGATATTAAAGGTCCTAACTTTCAAGATTCCAGTATTAGATTGGAAAGAACAGATACTGGCGCAAGCAATGATCCAGGTATATATTTTGTTAATAATCAATCAACCACTAGTGGAGGATTAGGTGGCATATGGTTCACTAATTCATATCACTCTGGTAATGCATACGCAATGATAAGGGCTAGAACACAAGAAACAACCAGTAGTGGAAAATTACAATTTATAACCAGTAATGGTGTTGTTGGTAATAGTACTCCAGCTAAAGTGACACTCAATCATGCCGGAGATATTTTATATGGCGGTCAATTTAATTTCCACGTTGTAAGTGGATTCAGTGCACCAAATGTTGCATTCCAATACGACTTTTACAGAGCAACATACGGAATTCCTATTAAAGTAACAGCGGCTATCAGTCATTGGAATTCTAGTTACATGAGTTACACAGAAGGAATGTATTGGGGATTTAACACAGCGATGACCAGTGATGTTCAACACAGCTACAATGGCGGTAATGGAAGTTGGACAATTAGTTTTCCAACCAACGATATAATAAGAGTTAGAATGAACGGAGATGCCAGCTACAACTATGCTAGTGGTTGGTACATAAAAGTAGAAGGCAACTTGAGAAGGGAATACACATCATCATGACATATATAGTATTCAAAGACAACGAAGTGGTTTTTAGTGGAGATGTATTACCTGTATTTGACGATGCAACACTGGTGGTTACAGAAAATTTAGAAACATATGATCCAGGATATGATTATAGTTTAGTGGATGGCGAAGCAGTAAAAGGTGATGCTAGAGAAATACCTCATCCACCGGAGGAAGAAGAATGACCAGAGCAAGAGACCTAGCCAATTCAGCAGATTTATCATTTGATGGTAGTACATTTAAAATTGACACTGCAAATGACAGAGTTGGCATTGGAACAGCTACTCCCCAATCTTTTTTACATGTTGAAACTTCAGGTAGTGATTTTCTCAGATTAACAAGTGCAACAGGAAATAATGATACTGGTATAGATTTTTTCAAAACAACAACAAGAATGTGGAACATTCGAAATAATGGCAACAATGATTATTTGTATATTACTCCTGCAAGTATAAACGATTCAGATGCAGTACTGGCAATAAATCCAAATGGCAATGTTGGTATTGGTAATACTAGTCCTGAATATCCTTTACAAGTGTCAGGATCTAATGTATCATCTGGTGGTGGATTAGCTACACTAGGAATATATGATACCGGAACTGCTTATGATGGAACAAATCCCGGTGGTGGAATAACCTTTAGAGGAAAGTATAATAATGCCGGAAGTTTGACTAACTTTGCAACTGTACAAGGGGTAAAAGAAAATGCCACAGATGGAGATTATGCTAGTGCATTAAGATTTACTACTAGAGAAAATGGTGGAAATTTAATTGAGCACATGAACATTTCTAGTAGTGGCGTTGTGACTGCAACAGGCTTCAGTGGAAAAATACATCCTGTCAGTGGAACAACTACCAATTACCTTTCTTTAAAAGATAGTAACGAGCTTAACTTTTTTAACTCAAGTGATGCACCTCAAACATTACATATTAATTATGATACTGTTAATAACGCAGGGGGTAATTTAGATTTATCTGGCAGTGCTGTTTCAGTGGTTCACAGTGCTAACAATTCAGAACCAACAGTAACAGTGAAGGGTCGTGGATATGGTTATACGCACGGTGCTATAGCTCTAAAGAGTTCTACTGGCGATGATGCTCGTGTTAGAGGGCAAGGTATTTTTCTTTTCAATGAAGAGAACGATACGACTTGGTATGTTGGAACTCCTTATTTGAACACAAGTGCAGGAAGTAGACCATTTGATTTTAACTTTAAATCAAGCACGACTTCTCTTTCAGCAGTAACAGCACATACGGATAATACCAAGGCACGAATACATGCTTCTGGTGTTATTTCTGCCCCTAGTGGAATAGAATTAGGTAGTGGCTTAGACGCTACAGCGGCAAATACACTAGATTATTATGAGGAAGGTAATTGGACACCCTCTCTTGGTGGAAACACAATTTACAACTCGCAAAATGGTGAGTATACTAGAGTTGGAAATATGGTAACAATATGGTGCAATATTTATGTAAATACCTTAGGAACTGGTTCTCAAACAACTATTTCTGGTTTGCCGTTTTCAGTAAGTAATATTACTGAATTTAATGTAAACGGAAGCCATGTTTCTTATTATACTTCCGCGGCAAATAATGCTTCAGGCTATACAGCAACCGTAGAGAAAAATGGTACAACGATAGTTATGCGTAGAATACCCAATGGAGGTGCAACTTCTATGAACAGCTGGAACTTTTTTGCAAATTCTACAGATGTATACTTTACAATAACATACCGAACAGGTTAAAATATAGCTTTGTCGGATGGCAAAGTTGGACAGGTAGCAAGAATGTTACGATAAAAAGGAAAACAAAATGGCATTAACAGAAGAAACACAACAAGATAAAATTGAAGTAGTAGGCGAATTTAAGATTATTCAGGTAAGAACTGCAACTATTATTAAACGAGACGGCGAAGAAATTTCAAGAAGTTTTCATCGTCATGTTGTAGCACCAGATGCAGACATTTCAGGTGAAAGTGCAGAAGTTCAAGCAATATGTGGTGTAGTACACACTGATGCAGTAAAGTCAGCGTATGAAGCACACATAATCGCTAACACTCCCGGTGAATAAAGAAGTTTAATATGTTACAAGCAAGCGGTTGTTGTTTTCTTGCCTTGGATACAGGCAGGATTATGCTACAACAAAGAAGTAAAAAATCTAGTCACCCATTAACTTGGAGTTTTTGGGGAGGCAAAGCTGACAAAAAAGAACGTCCTATAGAAACATTATTAAGAGAATGCAAAGAAGAAATAGGACCATTACCAGATATTGCTAAAGTTCATCCACTGCATACTTTTTTAAGTGATGATAAAAAGTTTACCTACAATACATTTTGTGTAACAGTGTTTGAAGAATTTATACCAAGTTGTAATTATGAAAGCAGTGGATATAGTTGGGTAAGCATAAACTGTTGGCCCAAGCCGTTACACAGAGGTGCAAGAGTTGTATTAACAAACAAACAACTTGTAGACAAACTTGTAACCATTTATGAACGTGAAAAAGATCAAACAGATTTGCCAAATTGGTTAGACAGTTTTTAAAATATGTCCTTTACAAAATCTGTTGTCAAATCAATTTGTGTAGTTTTTCTAAAAAAGTAATCTGTAAATTTGTTGGCTAGTACTATATGATTCTCTGGACTTAAATGACAATCTTTAGTGTCTTGTTTGTTAATTTTATCCAGCCATTTTTGTTTGTTTTCCCAGCCACCATGTTCTTGTGCATCAATATCATACAAAGATCCTTTATTGCAATTATGTAGGTGATTCCATTCAAAACACGGAATTACAACCAATTTAATATTTTTCCTTTGAGCAAATATATGACACCACGCTATCATGTTTTCCAAACTTATCTTCCAATCTTTTTCATTATCATGTAGATAAGTGTAATAGTATTCAATTGCCTTTTCTTGCTGTTTAGAAATTAATTTATTGTACACAGAATTATGATTAGCAATTTGTGGGTGTTCAGCAAAAAACCAATTTCTGGTCAAACTAGTTGTTACAACTACCATAAAATCATTTGCATTGATATTTAGACTATTGTTTACTATTTCATGACACAAGTAATTGTTAGCACAACCATATTGTCCAATAATAGATACATGTTTGGTCTGTAAATTTTTTCCAAGTATATAAGGCCATGCTTTTTGTTCGTCAATCCATTTTTTTGTTTTCATATTTGGCATGACAAAACTATCTCCAACTATCCATAAGTTAGGTTTCATTTTGACTGTCGCCCTTGCTTATTCTAAAATTATCTTCTACACTATCAGGAGTACTTACTTCAATAATTATACAATCATTTTCCATAGCTATTAATTGATGAGGGACCATTGGTTTGTTACGCCATGTATCACCTGTTTTAAGAATTTGGGTTAAGGTTTCTGCTGTATTTGTGTCCATTAAATGAAGCATAAAGCTACCTTTAAGTACATACCAACTTTCATCTTTTTCTCGGTGGAAGTGCATACTAAACTTTGCACCTTTGCGATCAAAGAACATAAGTTTCCCACAGTACTTGTCATTGGTTGCCCATATTAACTCTCGGCCCCAACCTTTTTCTTGTACGCCATCAAGTTGTGTCATTGTTTATCCTTTGTATTGTATTTGTAGTACTATAATTTTTTATTGACGGTATGATTACTACTTCAGCTAGTTCATTTCCAACTACAGTATCAATAGTGTAATCACCACCTTTGGTAATTATGTCTGGCTTTACACTTTTAATTAATTTCTCAGGAGTATCTTCGTCAAATAAAATTACTTCATCAACAAAATCTAAACTCTCTAATAGCACTTTTCTATCAGTTTCATTGTTTACAGGTCTATCATTTCCTTTGAGTCTTTTTATACTACGGTCTGTATTTAATCCAACTACTAACCAATGACCTATATCTTTGCTTGCACGAAGCATCTCTATATGCCCTCTATGTACAATATCAAAACAGCCATTGGTAAAAACTTTAGTTTGTTCTACATCACCTTTTTTAAGTATATAAGTGCCTCGATGTTTAACGCTTTCTGTACTAGCACTAATCGCCATTTGTAAACACTTCTCATAACTATAATTTTTAGTTAACGCATATACAAAAGCGGCTATAAAACAATCGCCAGCACCTGTAACATCTGAAACTTCAACTTGTTGTACTGGAATATCATAGTTTTTGCCTTCAATAGTAGCATTTACAGTTTCACTTGCATTTGTAGTAATAATATTGCCTTGCCACTTATTAAATTCAAAGTCAAACATTTCTTTATAATTAGGTTTTACTAGCCATGCATCTTTGTATTCAGTTGCATTACGTTTGGGATCTACAATAACTTTAGATCCGTGACTATTAATATATGCAATAATTTCTTTAGCATTATCTAATACACCTTTGTTGTAATCACTTAGTATTACATAATCAAATGATCTAAAATCACTACGCAATACATTTCTTAGCACAGATACTCCGTCACCTTTTTTATCTTCATCTAAACGTGTAACATAATGACCATCACATATAATACGAGTTTTAGAACTTCTTGGTTGTCCTGTTTCTAGTAAAGTTACATCTACTCCTAAACTTTTTAAATTTTCATAAACAAGTGCCGCTCCTCCCATAGTTGTTTTTTCTTCTTTGTATGTTACTACAGGCACAGGTGCTTCTGGGCTGATTCGTGAACTGGTTCCGTAAATATATTTGTCAACTATTACATCACCAAAGACTAATACTTTCATAAATTTGCCTCAACAAATTCGTCTGGTGATTTAAAGTTATAAGGAATCAATGTATTCAATTTAGTATTGTTACTGCAAGTATACATTTGATAAATGCCTTTAAGATCATCAGGTACTGGTATATATTCTATGCTTGCGTTGTAATGACTAGCTATAAGTTTTGCCCAATACTCAAATGTATATGTAGTTCCTGTTCCAAGATTACAAATAAAACTTTCGTCATGTTGCACACATTCATACATTATATGAACTACATCTTCAACACATATAAAGTCACGTTGTACTTTATCACTGCCTTCAAATATTTTTATAACACCTTTATCTGTTGCTTGTTTTATAAAATTTGTATAAGGACTTCCCATTCCTACAGCTTGTTTATGACTTTCTCTGTTTCCGTATACATTGAAAAATCTCCAGCTTTGTATTTTATTTAAAGGCATATTGTTTCTAATCATATTATCACAAATAAGTTTACTACTAGCATATAAATTTTTAGGTGCCTCATTTGTTGGAATTTCTTGTGTTTCCACATTGTCTCCGTAAACACTTGCACTGCTGGCAAATACCATTGTGTTACACTTGTTTAATAATTGTCTTGTGTAAACAACATTACTTGTATAAATTTTAGACCAGTCAGTCTCCTTTGTGCTACTGTTAGCACCCATATGCCATACAATATCGCTTCTATCTATGTTGATATCTAATAATTCACTTGGACTTATAAGATCCTCAAAGTGTAATCCTGCTAAGTTTTTTGTCTTGTCCATAGAAAGATTATCCACTAATAATACATCAGTGTGTCCTTTGTTGTTCAAATGAGCTACTAGATTACTTCCAATAAATCCAGCCGCACCGGTAACGATATGCATTATGACTCCTATTTTGTATAATTATATAACAAAAAATCTTTCGTGTCAAGATTAACTATAAATATAATTATGTTAAAGTACATACAAGAATGGATTAAAGATTACAACGAAGCTACAAATGAATTTCATAAAATGGGCTTTTTTACGTTAGGCACCTGGTTTGGATCATATACATATTTAGACAAAGAGATGTATCACAAATATCATGATAAACAAAGAGAAATTTCAGAACGTCATAACCAATCTAAAGAGTAGTGGTAATTATAGAGTATTTAATGATATACTCAGAGAACGTGGAGAGTATCCACAGGCAATTTACTACGGCCCTTACAATATAAAAAATATTGTAAATTGGTGTAGCAATGACTACTTGGGTATGGGTCAACACAAAGTTGTGTTAGACGCAATGCATACTGCATTGGATCAAACAGGAGCAGGCAGTGGTGGTACTAGAAACATAGGTGGTACCAGTCATTATCATGTAGCACTAGAATACGAACTGTCGAAATTACACAACAAACCGTCGTCTTTGTTATACTCCAGTGCTTATGTTGCTAACGAATGGACATTAATTGCACTTAGTAAAATACTATCAGATATAGAATTTGTTAGTGATAGTAAGAACCATGCAAGTCTTATTCAAGGTATAAGACATAGTGGTGCACCAAAACATATTTTTGAACACAATGACATGGACAGTCTGGAACAAACACTTGCACAAGTTGAAGGTACACCTTGTATTGTTTTTGAAAGTGTTTACAGTATGGATGGATATACCAGTAAAGCAAAAGAAATAGTTGCACTTGCTGAACATTATAATGCTATAACTTATTGTGATGAAGTACATGCAGTTGGTCTATACGGAGATACAGGTGCAGGATACTTAGAAAAATTAGGATTACAAGACAAAGTAGATTTCGTAAATGGTACACTAGGAAAAGCATTTGGTTGCCAAGGTGGATACATTGCTGGTGATGATGTTGCTATTGATGCCATAAGAAGTGTAGCAAGTGGGTTTATTTTTACAACCAGTTTGAGTCCAGTTATATGTGCTGGTGCATTAAGTAGTATAAAATATTTGCGTAGTGAGCATGGTGTTGAACTGCGAGAACAACATCAAAATCGTGCAACCAGACTTAAAAAAATACTAAGACACAAAAACTTAAATTTAATAGAGAATGAAACACACATTGTTCCTGTGATAATAGGTAATGCAGTACATTGTAAACAAGCAAGTGATAAACTACTGAATGATCATAACATTTATGTACAACCAATTAATTATCCTACAGTGCCTATCGGAACTGAACGTTTAAGATTTGCACCAACTCCAATGCACAGTAACGCAATGATTTCAGATCTTGCAGAACGATTAGAGGAAGTACTATGAGCGAAATATGGGATAAACTTATTGATTGCGAACAAAAAATTATTGCAAAATGTGCTAGTTTAGGCAAAGAAAATTTTGATGATCCGGAGTTTGACTGGCTCAACAAAGTATACGAAGGCGAACATTTTAGACGAGCTCATATAGACAGTGTAGATGCTAGAGACTCAAAAGGGTTGTATATGACTCATATATGTGTGTTTCCAAACTTTGATAATGATGCACCTATATATGGATTTGATATTATTGCAGGTAAAAACAAAGTTACTGGTGCTTTCCATGACTATTCTCCTACAGTAGACTGGCATCATCCTATGTGTAATTTGTTTAGAGATTGCGTACAAGATTTAGAATGGAAAAAACAACGTGAACTACCTCCTTGGGCTCAAGCAATATTCAGCAAACATATGGTAGCCGCAAGTAATGTTAAAGTAGATGAAATGAATCAAGTTGTTACTATGGCATTAGATAACTTAGACATGTACTTTGAAGAGCTACCTAAATATACAAAAGCTCAATATAACCAAGGTTTAATAAAAGATCAGCAAAACAGATATTGTCATTATCAAAAACAAAATCCACATACGCCTAAGGCAATGGAAGCACTAGGACTTGATCCTGTTGATATCAAACACTTTATTGAGGAATGTCTGTTTCCTGAGGTTTAACTTTATCTTTGAACTCAGGTTTTTTCTCACTATTTGGATGACCATCTATAGTAGTAGGATCAAAATCTTCTGATTCTTCAGGCGGAGGAGGTGTTTTATCTTCATCTATTTTCATATCATACAGTTGATTCAATGTTAAAGTTAACCATTCTTCTTTATCTAAATTCCAAAACACAACTTTATTATCTTCTTGATATCTTAGATAGTATGGTTCCCAATGCACTTTATCCAACTTGGGTTCATGTGGTATTTTATCAGGCATCAGTGTAATCAGTACATTTCTTACTAGATTAGGATCATCAAATTCATCTGGTCTACTAACAATTTTAGGATCAATTTTATATGTAACTTTAGCTGTAAATCTTGTTAATTTATCCATAAGCCATAATTGATCCGGATACCAATATCTTAAATGCATATTCCACATGTGGTGAATTCTCCTTACGTTAAAATGTCTCCATTCTTGTCTATCATTATCAAAAGCAAACATCCATGGATCACTATCATATATACTATTTTTAGGAACATTATCTCCCTGGGGTATTAAGTCATGTCGCAACGTAATTACTTGACTTTTGACCGTTTGTGGAGGTTGATTTACTCTGAGGTCACTTCCTGGCATATCAATATGTTCATTTTCTTTACTGTCAGGTTCTATTCCCCCAATATCAGTGTAAACTATGTCTTGTTCTAACAAATAAATCATACGATTTTTCATATCGTTAACTTCTTCGTCAAAAACATATTCTTGACAATGTTGAGGATATTTTTTAGCAAATTCAGAATCTGATATTGTGTGTTGATCAATAAAAAACTGTCTATAGTAATTGTTAACGAATCCATCATATAACAAATCTATTCTATCAAACCAATCCTTATCCCAAGGAGGTCCTTGTTCACGTTCATCAAATTTTATATCAGTCCAATGATACTTTTTAAATTTAAGATTTGGATTGTCTTTGTGTATAAAGTTAGGATTATTTTTGAAATCTGGAGGTGTATCATCATACCACAACGGTCCATTTATTTCTTTTAGCTGTTTGCTCATTTGTTTTTCACCGTAATTAGTTTACCGTATTCAGGCAAATACAAATACTCGATGTCACTGTTAGCCAGTGTTCTTACTGCATCATCTAGTGTTTCAACTAACGGTTCGCCACCTAAGTTAAAACTTGTGTTAAAAATAATAGGACAACCTGTTTGTTTGTGCCATTCTTTAATCAAGTTATAGTAGTTAGCATTTTCTTCTTCAGTTACAGTTTGTATTCTACATGTTCCATCTACATGTATGATACTTGGTATTTTATCTTCAATACCTGATTGACAATTTACTGCATACATCATATGTGGAGTGTCTTCCATACCTTTAAGATCAAACCATTCGTGTACATGTTCTTTGAGTATAGTACCTGCAAAAGGTCTAAAATATTCTCGCTTTTTAATTTTATTAACATGATCTTTGCCGTCTGGATCTGTTGGATCGTATAGTATACTTCTGTTGCCTAATGCTCTTGGTCCGTTTTCGCAACCACCTTGAAATATAGTAACAATATTTCTATCTTTGATTAATTTTACAACCTCTTCTTGCGAAGCATCTTTAATTTTTGCTTCGTATAGATTACAAACTTTATCTATATCATCTGTTGTGTAATCGTAGGTTTGACCCAAATAAATATTTTTATCTAAATTTATAAATTTATTAGTGTGTTCTAAATGAGCAAACAATGCCGCTCCGATGGCTGTACCAGCATCATTGCTAATAGGTTCTACATAAAGGTTTATTCCTAATTCATTTAACTTGTCTAGGTAATAGTAATTTGCTACACAATTTAAACCATAGCCTCCTGAGATTACAACATTTTTGCTGTCACACATTTCAGATGCTTGTATAATCATTTCTAGCATTTGTTCTTGTGTTTCAGTTTGTACTGCATATGCTAAATCTTTTGCTAACTGATGATCATAATGATACTTTCCTTCTGCTACATTAACATCAGCATAATCTTTGATAAGATTTTGATTTATAAATGCACCATTGGGATAGTTAGGTACAACAATATTTCTATTAGACGTGGGCCAATACTTGCTTTGTTTATCCATGTACAAAGGATCTATTTTATCATTTGGTTTTCCATATGGAGATAGTCCCATTGTTTTTCCTGCTTCAATGGATCGCCAACCACAAAATTCAGTTACAGCCTCATAAATTTTAACAGTACCTGCATGATCATTCAGATATGCTTTATGATCGTTTAGTCCTTCTCTTCTCATAAATCCAGTAGACTCAGATTCAAATGTAGATGATATAATCGGATCTCTCGATCCAAGACATTTAAACTTTGTTATTATAGGATTTTTTGCTTTTTTGTTACCTTTAAATATTGTTTCAACTTCCCATCCTATTGTGTTCTTTCCACCATTAGGACCTATTCCATCTTTGATAGGTAAAAAACTACCAGCACCATCAACAATTAAAATTGCGGCTTCATCAAAATCACTTTTACTAAAAGCGGTTAAGGCATGTAATTTATGATGCTCCATACCATAATCTGTAATTTGCGGATGTTCGTCAGCAATATCAACATCATATGTTGTATGCTCAATAAGTCCTAGTTTTCTTAAAAGACCAGCATAAACATTTTCTCCAGTAAATTCTGTTCTCGAATCTTCTCCTGAACCTATACGAGCAGGCTGTGTATGTGCAAATCCAACTGCATCTAATTTGTCAGTGTATTTTAAAACTTCTATTACACTTCTATAAGGTGCTCCGTCATATTTTTTCCTTGTATAACGTTCTTCTTCTGTGCAAAATACAATTTTGCCATTTTTAAGCAAACAAACACCTGCATTGTGTCCCCTAGTAAGTCCTAATATCCATGTATCTTTTTGTTCATTCATTTCTTTGCTTTTACTCCAGTCATTGTTTTGACAGATTTAACAATTCTGTCAATGCACTTGTACTTGTCTTTAAAAGTTAAACATCTATCATTATTACGTTCTACATGATCATCATACGTTAGTCTAATTGGACTATACATTCTTTTATCTTCATCATAATCAATTATATCAACTTTACTGTTATCAAGATAGCTTGTATTAATAGGATAAGTGCTTCCAATAATAACTGTGCTAGTTGTTTTAGTTGCCACTGCCATGTGTTGTCCGACACTGTCTATACCAACAAAATGATCTGCCGCATCAATTACACTTGCCCACTGTCTTAGTTCTAATTTAGGTGTACCAACTGGATCAGGACAACCTCTGGATTTCCAATCCATTGCAAACTCAGACATAAGGATCACTGCATAATCATTTTTTTGTAATTTTTTTACAAGTTCAACAGTATCCATGATATCTAAACTTCTTCCGCCACTATCATGCACAAAGCCGTTTTGTTCAACTGCACCCCTACCAAAAGGTTGTAGTACTAATGCTTTATCTTTTTTAGTTTTTGCTTTTACATCAGCTACCAAATGATATGCATTTACTTCTTCGTTACTACTCAGATATATACTAGGCAAAGGCACTTCTCGTACACCTTTGTTGTTGATCTCTATATCGTATGCTTGAGCTAGGCTACACTGCTGATTGTAGTATTCCCATATTCTATATGGTTCAGTGCTTACACATTTTCTATGTTTTATTTTTTCTTCAAATAAATTAGGAACGTCCATTGTGAATGAACGCTTGTGTAATAAAGGATGGCCTCTTACTAGATCGAACCATGATTCTAATATTACAATAAAATCGTCTTCTGGATTTTCTTTATGGTAAAGTTCGAGTGCTGGTATAGCACACAGTACTCTTCCAGCGCCGCCATTTAAGAAAAAGGCTGTATGTTTTTTCATGTGACCTCATTTATATAGTTTTTCAGTATTATGATATACTATATATGTCTAGTTGTCAACTACTATTCTGGGAAAGTAGATCCTTGAGCCAAACTAACTAAATTAGGAAATTCAATCTCATTCAATCTAGGATGTGTTATAGATAAATCAGTATCAATAATTTCGTAAATTTCTAATAGATTTTTATACTTTTGTTTTGCCGCATCACTTACTGCGTTATCATATAGCTTTCTATATTGTTCCATGTACACTTCAGCATCTAATTGAATACTTTCTGTTGTTGCCCATTGCTCAGTTCTAACAAAATTAATTGTTCCGTCTGTATCAATAGTTGTTTTTTCAAAAGCAAAAGTATGTCTTGTATCATCATTTACAGGATTTCTATATTGCATTTTATAAGTACTACTGTCTGACAATGTAATTTCTTTTACTGTAGTAATTTGCCATTCGTTAGTATGTCCTTGACAGTTCATCATCATATCCATAAGAATAATATCATTTGCATCACTCTTATCTAAAATATGCCATGTACCGCCTTCTGGTGCAGTTTCTTCAATGTCATCTACACTACTAATATCTAAATCTTCGTCATCTGCAGGTACTCTACTGGTATCCCAGGATCCATCAGGTAAAATATTAATTAAAATTTGATTTGGGCCTATATAACTACCCGTTACATCTTTTAGATCATCTGCTTCAACACTAGGATTCAAGTATTGTTTTCTGCTTTTATATGTAAAACTTGTTGCCATTTTTCATCTCTCCTAGGTATCGTAACTTATCATAATAACACCTTGTGAACCGCATCCGCCAAAACAACATCCGCCTCCACAAGCACCGCCTCCTGAGCCGCCGCCTCCTGGCGTAAATCCGTTACATCCACAATATGCCCAGTTTCCGTTTGAAGCACAACATTCGTTTTGGAAACCACCAGCATAACTGGCTCCGCCGCCACCTCTGGTGCAAGATACGGAACATTGGCCATTTAATCTACTAAATCCTAATGCTCCTCGTCTACTTATAAATGTTTCATTAGCACTAGTTGTTCCAGTAGTTGCACAACCTGAACTACAGCAAGTATTACCTGTTTCAAAGAAAGTAGTAAGTACTTCACCACTGCCTCCACCTCCGCCACTAGAGCCTCCGCCTGTGAAATTTTGAAATGGATTACCAAATTGATCTTGTCCACCTTGTTGCATGGTTGTATTTGTGTTCTGCCAACCTTCAGCACTTGTGCCTGAACCAGCACTAGAACCACCTCCGCCACTGCTTGCATTAAAATCATATGTTTGGTTAATACTTTGCATGTAACTTGGTGTACCACCATAGTTACAACATGCACATCCTGGTTGTCCACCGCCTATGCAAGTACATCTAGGACCTGAACAATCATGAACTCTACTAAATTGTCCTGGTGAACCATCACTACTATAAGAAGCACAATAACATGAACATGCACAGTAACAAGTCATTATACTACTACCACAACTCCATGGGCTCCATTGCATTACGCCGTAGTTAGCTCCGCCGCCGCCTCGGCAACCCCATTCACAACAACAGTTGTTAGCACCGCCACCGCCCATGCCCCATAACTCATTTGTCCAACTTGTAGCATTGCTTGGAATACAGAAACAACATGCATTACAGCATGACCACGTATATTGCTGACCAGCGGTTCCATGAGTAACTCTGGTCATTGTCGAGGTAGCGCCTGAGCCTCCAAAAAAATCTTTTATACTTGCCATTTTCTTTCCTTAATCCTTTGTTATACTTATTTATACAATTCTAAATATTATATCAAATTAGTAATACGCCAACCATTTGTAGCATCCATATACACAAGCTCTAGTGCAGTTTCACTATAATCAATTTCCAAATCGTCCTCTAAACCCATTATTGTATTACCGTTTCTAGATACTGTAATCTTATTACTATCAGCTGAGCCACTACCGTCAATAATCATTAAAAAGTCACCTGCTGTAGGACTTGCTGGTAAAGTTGCTGTAATGGCACTGCTAG